GATCAATATAATAAATTAATTATTGAAGCGTTGGGTGGTTCAGGTAATGATGATTATGAAAATGAAAATAAAATCATAAGAAAAATAGCGAAAGAAATCACAATTAGCAAATAAATCGTTTTAAAATGATTTTAAAATGATTTCAAACATTATGAACGATGTAAAATATATTTGAATATCATATCATAAGAGATTTTTACCAAACGGTGTCTGTATTATGCCACCACATTCCGTCCCCTTTCTTAACATTATATAACGCTCTAAATATGATTGAACGAGACAATGGCACATTTGTTCTATATTTATCAAGAGGATGAGGATTTGTTTTGAGTTGCGCTGATAAGGCTTTTTTGCTGACAAATTGTCTTTGTTGGAATGCAAAATATGTATAAAAACCTTCATAAGAGAGATATTTAATGGGAACTAAATCATCATTTTTATCTTGGAAATCTCTCAAATATTCGTCACAAATGGCTAAACCTGAAATATCAGCGAGGTCTTCTCCTACACCGATTGATGCGTCAAATTCAATACCATCCCTCGCAGCAAATTCTTCATACTGTTTAATTACATCTTGTTGAATTTGTTTATATTTCTTCTTATCGGCATCTGTCCACCAATCATTTAAATTGCCGTCCCAACCATATTTACTTCCCCAATCATCAAAACCATGTGACATCTCATGACTTATTGTAAAACCGAGATGCGCTAAATTGTATTCAATACCTCTCTCGTCTAAATCGACAAAAGGTTTTTGAATATAACCTAAATTTATGTAAATAGAATTTTTTGATGGAGTATAAGAAGCGTTTACAATATACGCTTGTGTTCCTGTCATCTTTACAGGATATTGTGACCAATCCATCATTGGAATATCAATAGTTTGTTTACCACAAAGTTCTACAAATCTTTCATGTCTCCAACGATTAATTTTCATTATGTTATCATATAATGAAGTAGTATAATCTAAATCTGGGTCTTCTCTCAAATTTTCTGGTTTACCATATACAAAATTAAAATGTTCTAATTTTTTAAGGGCGTACCTTTTTGTTGATGGTTGTAACCATGTATTTCTCATTAAAATTCTTTTAAATACTACTTTTAGGTCATCACAAAGAGTTTTTACGTATTTAGTGGCTAATGGATTCTCATATTTCTTAACGTATTCATTAGTAAAAAATGTATTGAATGGAACAGACATATATAATGATGCACTAACTGCGTCACTTCTATTTATTCTCTCTTGACCCCTTTCAAACTTTCCATAAAATTCATAATTTAAACTTTCATATCCCTTTGTTATTCTCGCTAATCTTGTCAACAAAATCCATACCCAATATGTTCTCCATTTAGGAGTATTCCAATTTTGTAAGAATAAATCTGTACCACATTTTAAATAATTTAAACTAGAAGTTATAAAAAAACTTGGGGTTTTCTTAAATCCCAATTGGTGTGAAAATTCTTTCCAATCAAAACCATATTTATTTAATACTTCATCTGCGGTAACTTTATTATATGATTTCTCTTCATTGACAATATCAACACATCCTAATGAGTTAAATATATCGACTTCAACATCATAAATGTCTTGTGAATTATAATCATTATGACCCAATAAAGTATCAAATATCTTTTTGTTCGATTTATTAAATTCACTTCTATATTTCTTTTTATATTCAACATCTTTTCCGTCATCGAAATATACATTCAAATCTAAAATAGTAAATTGATGTGGACTAACATAGCAACTATATATTTTTGTATTTTTATCATCAGGATTTAATGACCATACAAAAGGCGCTTTAAACGCTATCATCTCATCACTATTGAAAAAAGCAAGAAGTTTCCAAGGATTATTTTCCTGTATTAAATTATCGATCATTTGTTCAGCTTCCTTCGCTAATTGTTTTGTATGAGATTTTGAGTTCATTTTTATTACTGAAACGTAAAAATTTTTTAAATTTTTCGCTAGTTTATCGTTGTGTGTTTTAATATAATCTAACACAATACCGTTTAACTGAGTATATACTTTGTCTTGAGTTAATCTAAAATCATCTACTTGAACTATATATTTTTGTTGTTCTTGTACGGTGACATTTTTTAACCATTGGTAATTTATATAATCGTAAAAATTATTTTCTGGTTTAATGCTGTGTGGAGCAAATTTGCTTAATAATTGTTTTACAAATTCTTTTTTCTTTTGTATACTTGTTTTCTTTAAATTACTTACTGTTAAACTTTTACTAAATTCTTCTTCAAATGGTTTTAAATTAATAGGACAATCTTCATTGTTACGCTTAATATTTTTTAATGTCTTTTTCGAATTCCTCGTTTTCTTAACAGTTTTACCCATTTAATATATATATATATATATTAAATAGTAAATTATAAAAGTATTTTATTATTTTATTTGTAAATTTAATATTCAGAATAAGGAACATTATTTGAACCCCTCATAATAAGATAATTATATTGTTCACCAGTCATACAAGCGCATCCGGAACTATTTGAATAACTGTTAGGACAACATTCGGGTTTAAATGGTGTATTAGCGAATAGTAACATTTCTCCTTCTGGTAAAGGAACAGGTTGTGGTTCTCTCGACAAAAATTTCTTAACAGCGGGGTCTAAAGGTTGTCCGGGAACAACACTCATATTAGGCGCACTCCAAGAAGATGTATTTATTTGAACGTCATTAGTTAAATCATAAGGAGATGATTGTCCATAATTTGTATTGGCTCCAGTAAATCCTTCAGTAGTTTTTGAAGTGGTAGTTGTAGATGTAGTTGGTCCACCAGCCGCAATCTGTGTAGCTAAGTTACTTTGTATTTTTTGTTTAATTTCACTTTGTAAATTTCCACTAGCGTCTTGCATATTTCCACTAGCGTCAAAACCCTCCATCAAACTAATATTACAACATCCACAAAATAGATGACCTACTAAAATTAAGTATACAACTCCAATTAAAATTAGAACCTCTAAATTAAACTTAAATCCTAATAATGAAATTTCCATATTATACATATTTCATAGATAATAATTTTTCTTTATTCTTGTCTAAAAATATGTCAATTATTGTATTATAATCATATACCTTTGTATTATTAATGGTAAAAGTATTTCTATTTGTTAATAAATGATATAACTTATTATGGTTCTTTGATAATTTAATTTTGTTTATACAATTTAATGTTGTTATATAATTAATATTTTTGTCACAAATACATAAATTAGGACCACCTATTAAATTACTTTTTCCTAAATTAAACTCATATTGTCCGGATAAATTATTACCATTTATAATAACTGTACCATATACGATTTCTCCATTTTCAAGAATATCATTTACTTTAACATCTTTTATTTTTTTATATTGACCATTTAAAAGTTTAACTGTACTTTTACCTTCAAACCCTCCATCTAAATACTTATGTATTTCATATCTTTCTTTAATTGACTTATGTGTATTATTAATAACATCATTAATATCATTGTTATTGTATATTTCATCCCAATCAGTAAAAATATGACCATTAATATTTATAGTTTTATTTGTAGTATTTAAACAATATAAATGGGGTTCTCTGTAACTTGTACATTTTATTGAATTCGGATGTTTAGATACTGGTATCCATTTATTTTCAGTAGGATGTTTAACAATATGAGAGTCCGAAACAATTATATTATCTAACATATACATTTCAGAACCTTCTGTTATCACCTTAATACAAGCAGTTACTTCATTGTTGTCAAATAATAGGTCACCTACTTCAATTTCTGATATTTTTTTATGGTTACCATCATTCATTTTAATCATAGTGTCTTTATCAAAACATTTAATTTTCGGGATTTTATATTGAGTGCCAACTTTTAAAACATCTGTCATAAATTGTAAAATTATAATCATAGGTATAGAAATAGCAATAAAAATAACAGTATTAGCTATCGCTGCTCCCCAAGTAAAAGGAAATATCCAAAACGCCGCAATCATAACTGCTAAAGCAATTAAAATAATAACAATAAACTGAGCAATAGCCCCCATTAAAGAATTAAGAGTGTAATAGGAACCCAATAAAGTATATAAACCGGCTGTCATTGTTCCCTGTACTTTGCTCATTATATCTTTAAAAGTAATTACTATTTGCTGTAAAGGTATAGTAATATTAATTATTCTTCCCATTATTTCTTGTGTTATTTTTTGAAACATGGTACGAACTTTATCGATCATTCCACGTATAGCTTGTATACTCTCTTTAATTTGATCTGCCATAGATTGTAATAAATTAGTGACAAACGTTAATGGTTCAACAGCAATACCAGTAATACTTGATAATATATTTTGAACACAATAATTAAAATTTTGTTGAGTATATTCAAGAGCCGTAGTATCGTTTGGATGTGTTATAAATCCAGCGAAAGGTATAATATTAGGTTTACATCTTTGATTGGGCCAATCATCAATAATTGGTTGTGAATTTATCATTACAAGACAATAACTTATTAGCACTATTAATATAATGGTAATAATTATAAATAATATAACAGAACCACCATATTGATCAAAATAATTTAATTTTTCATACATTTTTTTTAAATTTTGTAACCCGTTGTTATCCATATATATAGTAAGTGAATAATATTCATTTTTATCTATAACAAAATAAATATTAGATACTATCATTATATTTAATAAAATGGTCTTCCCAGTCCCAAAAAATTTCTTTTCCTATTTTAATTTTATGGGTGTCTGTAATTAAACAACTAAACCATTCTGTTTTAATATTCGATAAAGTTGCGTCATTATAATTTTCAACTTTTATAAATTTATTCACATTATTATCAAATACTAAATGTGAACCTGTAACTAATATATCTTCACCATTAACACCTTTTCCCTTAATAATATATAATTTAACTGTTTCATATTGATTATCAATTTTCATAACAGACTGTACTCTCGAACCGTCTTCTAGAATATCTCCTAAATTGACATCTTCCATATGTTTTACATTTCCGTCTTTTAGTTTAACATGTGTTTTTGGATGAAAACATTTGCCTAGCGCTTTAACTAATTGACCAGGAGGACCATTCCATGTGCTATTCATTGTTTTTATGCTGCCATCCATAACATACATTAATGTTATCATAATGCCTATTGTTTTTCCGATTAAATCTTTAATTCCAATAGTTATTCTTTGAAATTCAATAATAAGATTTAAAAAAACCCCGAAAATAGACTGTAATATGCCTGATGAAAAAGTTCTAATTTTATCAAACATCGCTCTTACATTATTAATATCATCCATAAAACCACCCATCATGCTTGTCATTGAATTCGTAATAAATGTAATTGGTTGTAATAAATATCCCATAAAACTAGTTTGCATACTCTGAATACAATATGTAAAATTTTCTTCTATATCATCAGCTAAAGGCATATATACTGGATTACATCTGTATAAAGGCCAATTTTCTTTTATTTCGGCAACTTGACTATAATAAAATACTCCTGCTATATATATAGCAAATGCTATATTTACATATAAAAACTTAACCCAATGTTGTCCTGAAGGCATTTAACTTATATTATTATTATATAATTATTCTAATTTTTATGTTTATAATAATAAAATAAATTAACTAAAATTTTATGTGGATTTTGGTATAGTTTAACATATTGACGATAAATATCCACCAAAAAACAAAACCATTAACATATGAAAATAATGACATTAATGACGACGAGTGCGCTTGATTTTTCTTGTTCTTTTTTTATGACTTTTGCGTCTCATTTTGCGTCCTCCACTATAACAACCCCACAACCAATCGGGGTTGCCACCTTTTTTACTTCTACGTCTTCTGGTTCCGCCCATTTTAGTAGCGTTATTGTCATAAACAGAATTCGCACTCATTTGTGTAGAAGTTTGAGCGTTACCTTGTATTTGATCATTTGGATTAGTGCCAGGTCCACCTGTGGGTGTATAAAGCATTTGATATTGTGGCACAGTAATAGTTCCATTTCCATTTCCATTTCCATCTCCACCACGTTTCTTTCTGTATTTGCCACCAGACATTAATTTATTTGCTTGCGCTTGACTTTGGTTCTGGTTTTGGAGAGAAACTCTAGCTGAATCTCTAGGATTAGAACCTACCATGGCTTGTTGTGTTGGGTACATCATTCCGGGAACACTTTGGTTAGACATATTTAATATATGTGAATATAAAATATTTGAGTTAAAATATAAAATACTTAATATATAATATAACTATAATGGACGATAAACAAAGACTACAATTACAAAATATGATTCAAGCAAATAATGTTGAAGATCAAACTGATTTAATAAGAAATCTAAAACATAGTCAAATAATACGTAACGAAGTAAATATGATGATAATGATAAAATCTAAATATAGAGGTGATGACGAAAAAATATATAATGAATGTGTTGGTGAATGTAGTTTTTTATTTACTTATTATACCGATATATTTAACAAAATTAGAAAAGATGAAATAGATATAAATATTTTAAACAAGTTTTTAGATGTTTTAAGAAGAATCGAAGAAGGTGAATTAAATCAACATGAAGGTTCATTTGCTGTTGGAACATTATTAAAGGAATTATATATAGACAGTGCACTTAAAAAAGCAGAAAAATTAGATGCGAATTCAGCGCCAAAGGTTGAACCGAAAAAACCTGATGTAAAAATTTCATGGAGGCAATTTAAAAAAATGAATAAATAAATTTAATTATATAATAATTATATAATAATTATATAATAATTATATAATAATTATATAATGAAAACAACCAAAAATAAAAGTAAAAAAAATGTTACAAGAAAAAACTATAATAGAGCACCGCTACCTTCGGTTAAAGCACCGCTACCTTCGGTTAAACACTTAAATATAGGATATCCTTTATACGCTTCTAAAAAACATGAAGGAGATAAACTTTTAGAATACAAAAGAGACGCAGAGAGAAAAACAAGAGATCATTGCTTATTAGATAATTCAAGTTGGTTTGGTAGTTTAAAAGTTGCTAAAAGTTATAAAACAAAGGATTCACAAATTTATAAATGGAAAATAAAGGTTCCTACCAATTTATTAAATATTAATAAGGAAAATGAAGATTTTGTAAATTATATATTTGGTAATACGAGTATAAAATTAAATCCGACCATACAATTAACATCTAATCAACTAAAAAAAATAAATTATGAACATCCTTATTTAAATATGTCTGAAAATGAGAAGGCATTATATGAATTTAAGTTTGCTTTTGGTTATATTACATTAAAAGAACAATTTGAATTTTTAAAATTGGTAAAATATTTAATTGAAAATAAATTTATTAAGATGGACACGAGAGAAGGGAAAAGTATTTTAAAAAAACTAGATTTTAAAATAAATTATTATAAAATAGGTTCAGCGCTACCAACAAAAGAAAAGTATAATAGATTAAGTTTTTATTATTTTGACAAATACGCAATAATGAATTTATGTAAAATAGTCTATAATAAGAGAAAATATAGAATATCTGGAGTATATCAAAAAAACGATACAAGTTTTTGGTTTCCTGATTTAATCGTGTATAAAATGGATATTGAAGAATATATTTTATTTAATCCACACCACAATTTAATTTATGACAAAATTATTGAATAAATTTTTTTAATAAGTTAACCGAATATAAAACAGCGTTTTCGTTTAATGTATATTTTTGTATTTTTTTATCGTCAAATTCATGATACGCAGATAATAAAATTTCAGGCATAGAATGCCATAAAGGTATATAATCAGCTATTAACATTCCCATTAACATAATTTTATTTTTGTAAGTAAACGGATACATATAAAAATGAAATAACATAATATACATAAGTGATGTAGAACCAGATGGACCTCCAATAAATGGCGCATTATATTTTTTCATAATTTTATAATAAGGTGATTTGCTATTTATTTTATATCTCTCTGTAGAATTATAAATACCATATTTTGAATAGTCATCATCTGAGATTACACTCTTATTACATTCATTAACTTTTATATAGTTACTTTTAATATGTTTGAACTCGTATAATCTCTCTCTGAAGAAATTCATATTCCCTAGATTATTTCTATAAATAGAATCCACGCTTTTATCAGCGCTATAAATAATATCAAACATAAAGAAGTTATACATATTTCTCTCTTTGTCATTTTTTAAAGAGTTATAAATTTTATTAATATCTGTCCATGATATATCTTTTATAAGCATTAATTTCTCTAGTTGTTTAATAAATATTTTTTGTAAATTTTTATTACATTCTATATGATAGATTGTAAATTGAGGTTCGACTAAATTATTTAAACACGATGTAACCTTAAAAAATTTATCATCGAGATAATCAAATAAATCTTTTTTATTATTATTGTTAACAAAGTCAAATATTATATTAGTTTCATCTTTAGTAAATCCTATTTTAGATATAATTGAATCATTTACGTCTTGGATCATAGAATTTTCAATTATTGAAGTCCATTTTGATTTATAATTAGTTTTCCAATAATTTAATATATAATAAAATACTTTAAATGTAAACAATTTAATTTTATTATTATTCGCTAAAAAACACGCTAATTTTTTTTCATTAGTAGAAATAGAAACGTTTTTATTATAAATATCCATAATAGATGTAGGTAATTTTCTATTTTTTTTTGTTTTATTATTAATAGTTTTATTCTTTTTTGTTGTCATTAATATATATATATATTTAATTTACATAAAAATATAATTATATGTTTATGTAATTATGCCAAAAAAATACGCAGCAACGACAACTACTCTTATAATTGTAGAATCTCCTGCGAAATGTAAAAAAATAGAAGAAATATTAGGTCCTGGTTATAAATGTGTAGCGTCTTATGGACATATTAGAGAATTAAATTCTTTGAAAAATATTGACATTGAAAATAATTTTAATCCGTCATATACTTTAATAGATAACGCTATAAAAAAAAATAATATAGAACTCTTGAAGAGAGAAATTAAAAAAGCAACAGATGTTATATTAGCAACTGATAATGATCGTGAAGGTGAAGCAATAGCGTGGCATATATGCGATGTATTTAAATTAAATATAAATACTACAAAAAGAATAATATTTCAAGAAATAACTGAAACCGCAATACGTTACGCAATAAACAATCCAATGACTATTAATATGAGTCTAGTTCAGGCGCAACAAACACGTCAAATATTAGACATTTTAGTTGGTTTCAAAATTTCTCCGATTTTGTGGAAAATAATAGCGAAAAACAAAGATAATGCTTTAAGTGCAGGTAGATGCCAAACTCCTGCGTTAAAATTGATATATGATAATTATTTGGATATTAAAAATAATGAAGAAAAAAAAATATATAAAACGATTGGTTATTTTACAAATTTAAATTTATCTTTTGAATTAAATAAACAATTTGAAACAGAAGATGATATGATAAATTTTTTAAATGGCACTATGAATTTTTCACATATTTATAATTGTTCACGCCCAATTAAATCAAAAAAATCGCCTCCTGAACCCTTAACAACGAGTCGTTTACAACAAATAGTTAGCAACGAATTACACTATTCACCAAAAGAAACCATGCGCATTTGTCAAATTCTTTATGAAAATGGTTTTATAACATATATGAGAACAGACTCGAAGACATATAGTGGCGAGTTTATAGACGTGATAAGGACTTATATTGAAACCAATTATGGTGCGAAATTTGTGAGAGAAAATTTGGAGATTATGTCTGAACGTCCTATAAAAAATACTACTACAAATATGAAGAAACAAAAAACGCAAGAAGCGCATGAAGCTATTAGACCTACCAATATTTTTCTCTCTGAATTACCAGAAACAATAGATTCAAAAGAGAGAAGACTATATAAATTAATTTGGACTATTACAATGGAAAGTTGTATGTCAGAATCTATTTATAATTCTATTACTGCAAGTATATCGGGTTATGAAAATACTTTATATACATATAAATGTGAAGTAGTAGATTTTCCTGGTTGGAAAATTGTTGAAAATAAATTCTCTCTAGATAGTCAACAATATAGTTATTTACAATTAATAAAACAAAATGAAATCTTAAATTATAAAAAAATAATATCAAAAGTAGCGATACAAGGAACTAAACAGCATTATACTGAAGCGAGATTAGTACAATTACTGGAGGAAAGAGGAATCGGAAGACCATCTACTTTTTCTTCTTTAGTTGATAAAATTCAACAACGAGGTTATGTTAAAAAAGAAGATGTAAAAGGAAAAGAACTTTTTTGTAAAGATTATGAATTAGAAAATAGAGAGATTTTTGAAATTGAAAGTAAGAGAGAATTTGGCAATGAAAAAAATAAATTAGTAATTCAACCCTTAGGGATTATTGTTATGGAATTTTTGAACGAACATTTTTTACAGTTATTTAATTACGATTACACTAGTTCAATGGAGGAATCGTTAGATAAAATATGTAAAGATGAAATAATTTGGTCTGATTTATGCTTTTCATATAATGGAGAAATTACTAAATTAATCGATAATCTTACAGAAAAAGGTATAATATCAAAAATGGAATTTAAAATAGATGAAGACAATACATATTTGGTTGGGAAATATGGTCCTGTTATAAAGTCTGTTCAAGAAATTGACGGTAAAGAAAAAATAACATTTAAAACTGTCAAAAAAGATATAGATATACGAGAATTAGAAAAGGGAAATTATGTTGTTGACGACATTATAGAGACAAATAAATCAACTAAAAGTAGTTACATATTGGGGCAACATGAAAATAAAAATGTAATTTTAAAAAAAGGGAAATTCGGACTTTATATTACATGGGGAGAGAATACTAAAAATTTGAAAGAATTAGGTAATAGACCTATTGAAAATATTACATTTGATGAAATCAAAAAATATTTAGATGAGGGTAGTAATGTTATTAGAGAAATAAATAAAAATACATATATAAGGAAAGGTCCCAAAGGAGATTATATTTTTTATAAAAGTCCCCATATGAAGAAACCGAAATTTTTTGATATTAAAAATTTCATAAATGAAACACAAGAAGACTATAAAATATGTAATTTAAGCATTTTAAAGTCTTGGATATTTGAAAAATACAATATTTAATTTCTAGAAGGATTATACATTTGTAATTTAGAAGATCTTAATATTTGAGGTGATTGTAAAGTAAATTCCAACATAAAAGAATAATTAAAAACACCAAAAGACGCAAGTTGTCCATTATGGTATCTTACTCTAATTCTAAGTCTCCTAATTCTCTCCGCTACAGGTAAATACCACTTATAAGGAACTGCTTCTCTATCAAACCATTGTGAAATAGGAGTTGTTGGTACAGATAATTTTGCAAAAGCAGAATTAACCCTGCCATTTGTTTCATTATTTTGAACTGTAAAAGTGCTAATATTATATGGCGACGTTTCATCGATACAATTATTACCTGCAATTTCCATATATAAATAAGCAGGACCCATTAAATTAATTTTATATATGGCTTCTACCCAGTACACTTGTGAATTAGGTAAATTTGGATTAGGTAATAACCAATAACCGTTGTCTCCAGGAGACACGTCACCATAATAAAATCGCGGAACTATTACACCATTTACATTTGTATAATTATTATTTTGAGGTAAATCTGAACCACTTATAGCGGTGTTATTACAAATGGGTAAACCTAAACAACCAGGTAACCCTTGATCATAATAATCAGGCAAAACATCTTTAGCGTAACATTTATTATCATAAAAATTTTTTATCTTTATTTGGTTTTCATTTGTTAAAATAAATCCGTCACTAATATTACCAAACCATATATTTTGCGCTACATTATTATAAACTATGACAAAATTAGTATATCCACCTAATGCGTTAAATTGAAGCAACGCTTGTACATATTCTTGACGTTCAGGCAAAGTTAAAGACATATCAGTAGATTTTTGTGTAAAATATAATTTTATATAACTAGTGACCGCGTAATTAAATCTATTAGTAAGTTCAGTAACCATTTGGTCTGGATTATAAAATCCAGTTCCAATAATTATAACATAATCATGTTCTTTATTATAATATAAAGCTTCATACGTTTTTTGCGTTAATAAATCGGTTAAACCATTTACATTTGGATCATAAGGTTTATTTAATGTGAAAGTCATAGTCACATTATTATTCTCTCCAGAAAATGTATTGTAATTTGCTGGAAAAGTCCAATTAATTAATCTTAATGATTGTACATTTACCATATCTTCAGGCATTTCAATTTCAAAATCGGAAGAATTAGGAAATTTAGTAAAATCTCTGTCTTCTGAATGAATAGAAACATATTTTTTAATGACTATATATTCTTGTGCGTTTTGTATCAGTGGATGTGTAGAATTTACGTTATAATAAGTATTTGAAGTTATCGATTCCATTATATATATATACTAAAATTATTTTTATATATATGTAAAAATAATAATTAAAATAATAATTATAATAATATTAAAGTAATTAATAATAAAATAAAAAACTGTTATTAAATATATAATATGTCTTTAGTGGGAACAACCGCAAATTATGGAGGAAAACAACCAGATAATAGTCAAGGTATAAAACAATTTGTCTCTGGCGCTGGTACAACTGTATCATGGATATATAAAAGAATACAATCAAATATATTAGCTATAACACCATCTAGTAGTAAGAATCCCGTATCAATAAATAATGATTTATATGTAACTGGTTCAATATATAATACATCTGACATATCAGTAAAAGAAAATGTTATTCCTTTAACAGAAGATACTGTGAATAATATATTACATTTAAATCCTGTAAATTATAATTTTAAATTAGATGTAAACAAAAAAAAACACAATGGATTTATAGCTCAAGATGTTGAAAAATATTATCCTGAATTAATAAATAATAAAATTGCGGGGGTAAAATCATTATCTTACATAGAATTAATACCAATTTTAGTATCAAAAATACAAATAATGCAAAAAGAATTAGATGAATTAAAACAAAAAATATAACAAAATTAATATCGTATAATAATATAAATGAATAAATTATATTCTAATATATATAAGAGTTTTATAATAACATCAGTCATCGCTTTTTTGATAGGTATTTTTTCGAGCGGTCAACTTTCTACTGATTCTTATATTGCGGGATATTCTGTTTTAAGTTTGGCAATTTTTATGATAATTTTTATTTTAACAAGTAACGTATTAAGTATTCAAGGTCAAAGTACTAGTAAAATATTACAATCAATAGTTTCAATGATGGGACCATTTATTTTAATGTTAGGTATAATAGGGTTTATTTTATATATATTAATTACATACAGAAGTATTATTGTAGATAATCACGTATCACAAAGTTATCATTCATTTAGTAATATAGTGGTAATTTTATTATTAATGCAATTATATATTATTTACACAAATATAACATCACAAGAATTTGAAACAACAAAAAAATTATCAAGTGTTACGTCTAGTATAATCTATCTATTAACAATTTTAACAGGAATCTCGAGCATAATCATATTTACAATTTTAAAATATTTTACGACCGACGGTTTTATAGGCAATATTAACTAATTTTAGTAAATTTATATGTTAACCCATAATTATTGTGAGTTTCCCAAATTCCTGAAACTTTTAAGATAAAAGAACAAATTGATTTACTTCCTGTATCGGTAAATATTTTAAAATTCCCATTTTTAAATTGATCATATATTTTTAGTTGTTTTATTTTATTTGTGTTACTATATTTGTTTAATATACTTTCTTCAATATTTTTAATTCTCTCTATTATATCTTGATTATCAGTTATATTAAATGTACACTTATATTTAGTATAGTATTTTTCACATGTTATATCGTTTAATGTAATTAATAAATAAATACCGTTTAATATAAATATACTATTAGAATATATAATTCTTATAAAAGAACTTTGTTCCATAATATTATTTTTAATTGGTTCACAAAAAAAAACATCATCATTATCATATTGTTCAATTTTTTTAACTAAATACATAATGACATATATTAAAATGTTTTTAAGTATTAAATAACAAATCATAATCATTTTTACACATATTATTAAATAATATGTTTAATATTCACATAAAGAATAATAATTAATTATATTATGAAATTTTATGAAACTCATTTTGAAGAATACATAAATGAAAATAACAGAGTAAATCTTCATCCAAAGTTAGATAAAATATATGAAAAATTTCCAAAAACTTTGTGTGAATTAAAAAACTTAATTTTTTTTGGTCCAAATGGAACAGGTAAATATACACAAATGCTTAAGTCAATAAAAAAATACAGTCCTACTGATTTAAAATATGAAAAAAAAATTAGTTTAACTTATAATAAACAACAATATTTTTTTAAAATAAGTGATATACATTATGAAATTGATATGTCATTATTAGGGTGTAATTCAAAATTATTATGGCATGAAATTTATCAGCAAATAATAGATATCATATCAGCCAAAATAGAAAAATCAGGTATTATTGTTTGTAAATATTTTCACGATATACATAGTGAATTATTAGAGAATTTTTATAGTTATATGCAACAAAATTTTCATTCATCAATTAATTTAAAATTTATAATAATAACAGAAGAGATTAGTTTTATTCCAGATAATATTTTAAATTGTTGTGGAATAATTAATGTAAGTAGACCATCAAAAATATCATATGTTAAATGTGTAAAATCAAAATTACCTTCAAAATTAAAACCGGAAAACATTACAAATATAAAAATTTTACGTTTATATAATGAAGAACTGATGTTACAATATAGAATTATATGTAATAAAATAATTAATAATTTGATTAATATTAATGATATAAATTATTTAAAATTTAGAGATATTTTATATGATATTTTTATATATAATTTAGACATAACAGATTGTATTTGGTATATTCTCTCTACACTCATTCAACAAAACAAAATTAAGAGAGAAAGTTTATCGTCGATACTAATTAAAACATATTGTTTTTTTCAATATTATAATAATAACTATAGACCTATATATCACGTTGAAAATTATTTTTTATACTTAGCCAATTTAATCAATTTATAATATTCAGTTAATAATATTTAGTTAATAATATTTAGTTAATAATATTATTAACGTTTTATTTTTTCCAAGGCAACGTTTGATAACCATTTACCACATTAGTAATATTTCTATTATAAAAATTATAATTTTTTAAATAAGAATGGGTTGGTCTTGGAATAGTATTATTTGATTGAGCAACTAAATAAAAGTTATTGTAACCGTTTGGAATACCTCTCCTATAAGTATTTGAACTTGTATGTATTGCCATTTATAATATAAAAGAATATAAATATTACAAAAATTATAATAGTTTATTTTAATACTTAAAGTTTAAAATAAATAAAACCTATGGATTACTATAAAAATTCTCTCGATATATTGGAAATAGACATAAATTATACAGAATTAACACCAGAATACTTAAATAAACAATATAAAAGGTTAGCTCTAAAAAATCATCCAGATAAAAATGGTAACACATATGAATCAACTGAAAAATTTAAGCAAATAAACGAAGCGTATCATTTTTTAAAAAGTGAATTAGATGAAAATTATATTAATGAAGATTACAATTCTTCTCTCTACGTTGATATTCTAAAAGAGTTTATAAAAACATTTTTTGAAGGAAATTATAATGATATATTAACTAAAATTATAAGTAACATTATAACTGCAGGTAAGAATATGTCTATTAAATTATTTGATGAACTAGATAAAAATACAACTTTAAATATATATACATTTCTCTCTAAAAATAAAGTATCACTTCATTTGAATAATGAAATATTAGATTTAGTTAGAGAGATTTTAATAAAAAAATATAATAATGTTGAAATTTATAAATTAAACCCTAGCATAAATGATTTATTAAACAATAATTTGTATAAATTAAATGTACATGATAATTTATTTTTAGTTCCTTTATGGCATAATATTTCATATTTCGATGTATCTTATTGTGAATTAATGGTGATTTGTGAACCAGAATTACCATCAGATATTGAACTAGATGAAAATAACAATATATATATTGAAACCGAAATAAGTTTATATGATGATTTATCAGAAATGATTATAAACAATTACGATATATGTATTCATATAGGAGATAAAAAATTTTTTATACCGGTGTGTAATTTATATATGAAGAGAGAACAATATTATTATTTTAAAGGAAAAGGTATATCGAAAGAAAAAAAAGATATATATGACATATCAGATAGGTCTGATATAATTGTTAAAATAAAAATAATAAAGTAATAAGTATTTTAGAAAAAAAATATAAATTAAATTTTTTATATTTTTTTATATAAATTTTTATAAATTTTTATAATTTTTTATAAATTATCGATTTAAGAGTCAGATTTCTTCTTAGAAACAATCTTCTTCTTCTTAGGTTCATCTGGTACGGCAGATGGTTGAACAACAGATTGTTCAACAGGTTTCACGACAGGTTGTTCAACAGGTTTCACGACACTTGGTGGAGGTGGTAATTCACGTTCATCATCTGAATCCTCCACAATAGTGACCGCTACAGCGCCATCAGGATCAATATCATCTTCAGGAGGAGGCAACGACTTTAACTTTTCAACTTCGCTTGCCTTAGGTTTTAAGAAACAAACCCCTTCAGTAATAGTAGATGTCTTTGGTTTTTGAACGATTGCTTGTTTCAAGTTCCAGGTAATAGAAACTTTACCATTAACAAACCATAATCCACCTGATTGTATTAAACAAATTACGTGTATCTTTGGTTTTAAGAACTCGAGTGGAGTTGTATGAGTATAAGCAGGTCCCTTAAGATATAAAGGAACTCCTTCTTCATCATAGATTTCAGATTGCCAACCAGTAGTCTTCCAATTAGGAATTTTAATTGATAGAGTTGGAGGTTTATTATAATCGAGTTCAGCGCTTCCCTTTTCTTTCTTAGGATATCTTAACATAATATTAAACTTTTCTTCCATAACTTCAGCGCTTTTAATTTCTTTTCCAAACCATTCCTTTGAATATGTAATAGCGTCTGCCTTAATTTTTGATTCCAAATTTTTAATACAAGTTAAGAATGATTCTGCGTCATGATTACTATATTCAGAATTAGGAAATTGTAATGATAAAGTGTATTTTCCAGTTAAATTGCCTTGTTGGTCCTTTCCTTCTTGAGCACCCCATGTTAGCATTAATGGTGTGGATATAGTTAGGGATTCCTTAAAATATTTATTATAAATGTTTACAACCTTTCCGCCACTAGGATTCGCCTTAGGAGCAGAGTATGATAATACACTAGTATCAATTTTAGTTCCGTCGATAATTGCGCTTGCCATTTTGTTATTATAATTTATATTATAAGGTTATCTTTAAATCAATTTTTTTTTTAAATATAAATGTAAAATAGATATTGATATTGAATCTTTCTTACCATATATGATAAGCATTTAAATAAATATATATATAAATAAATAACACAAAGACTTTTTTATATTTATATATATTATATATGGAACTATTAAAAAAAAATACTCACATTGAACTGGATGAATATTTAAATAATATTACATTAAAATGTCAATCAAAAATTCCAAGCGTTAAGAAATATAATAAAATTGATAAAGAAAAAATAAGTATTCCAACAATTAATACGTTTAATAATTTAGTATACAATAATTATAACATAACACAATTAAAATCATTTGCAAAACATTATAAACTTAAACTATCAGGAAACAAACAAGAATTAATATACAGGATATACAATTACTTGTATTTTTCATCATATATAATAAAAATTCAAAAAATTTTTAGAGGACAAATAGTTAGAAAATATAAATTCTTACATGGTCCAGCAATAATAAATCGTAATTTATGTACAAATAAAAATGATTTCATTACATTAGAACCTATTGAAGAAATAAATTTTCATCAATTTTTTAGTTTTAAAGATAAGGATGAATTTATTTATGGTTTTGATATAAATTCTCTCCATAATTTATTTTTAAAATCCGGACAAAAGAATCCGTATAATCGTAATGATGTTCCTGAAGAGGTATTTAAAAATATAAAAAATTTAATTAGATTATCCAAAATATTAAAAATTAATATAAATCTCAATTTTGAAGATGACACAAAAAATGTATCAAATGAAAAAGCAATTGAATTAAGAACATTATCTTTATTTCAAAATATAGATTCTTTGGGTAATTATTCAAATGCGTCTTGGTTTCTCTCTCTTAATAGAAATCAGTTATTAAAATTTATAAGAGAATTGTGTGATATTTGGAATTACAGAGCACAAATAACAATCGAAACAAAGCGTAATATTTGTTTTCCGTCTGGAAACCCATTTAGAAATTTGAGTATGCAATATATTTATACAGAACAAAATATTTGGAACATAAGAAAAGTAATATTGGAAGTTTTAGAAAAACTAGTAAATAGCGGTATAGATCATGATAGTAAATCTTTAGGAGCATATTATGTACTTGGTACTTTAACAATTGTTAATCAAGACGCCGCTACATCTTTGCCTTGGCTTTTTCAAAGTTTTGGATATTTTTAATTAAATGTAGATATTTAAAATAATTAATATAATTAATTTTTAACATCATATTACGCTAACAATATATATTATTAACATAAAACTACTTAAAAACTATTTAGTAGAGTATAGTATAATAAGATGCCCAAACCTAGACCATCTAAGACTACCGAATCCGAGCAAGTTGCTGCCCCTGTTGCTGCCCCCGTTGAAGTTGCCCCTCCGGCAACTGAAAAGAAGTCCAAGAGAAACACTAAGGCAAACACTGAATCAAGTTCTTCTGTCGCCCCTGTTGCCCCCGCTGCCCCCGTTGCTCCCGTTGCTTCTGTTGCTCCCGTTGCTTCTGTTGCCCCCACTGAATCTCAAAGCGATGCTGTACAACCTGAGAGCGACACCCAACTTGTAGAACAATCTAATGAATTCCTCGCTAAGCTTCAAACATTAGGTGTTTTGATTTCATCCCTAAAGACTGAATACAGAGCACTTGAGAAGAAGTGGAGTCGTGAAGTTAAGACTGCTCAAAAGCAATCTTCCAAGAGAAAGAGAAAGTCTGGAAACCGCGCCCCATCTGGGTTTGTTAAACCTACTAAGATTTCTGATGAACTCGCTTCTTTCCTCGGTAAGGAGAAGGGAACTGAAATGGCTCGCACTGATGTTACCCGTGAGATTAACTCCTATATTCGTGCTCATAAACTCCAAGATAAGGAGAATGGTCGTAAGATTAATCCTGATAACAAACTCGCTGCTCTTTTGAATCTCAAGAAGACTGATGAACTAACTTACTTCAATCTACAAAAGTACATGTCTCCTCATTTCGCAAAGGCAACTAAGAGCGCGACTGCTTAAATAAATTAAATATTTTATACATCAAATATTTTATACATCAAATATTTTATACATTATATAGTTTTAGAAAATTTTAATTAAATATTATATCATAACAAGATATAATATTTACACTTTAATTTGACACTTTAATAAGAAACCGTTAAATTAAGATATAAAGAAGATAAAAATAAAATTCTTTAGTTTATATATTTTATTAAAATACTTTTATATTTTATTGAAATAATTTAATCTATTATATAATGTATAAAATGAGTTCAGATATAGAAACATACAAAAGAAATCGCAAAAATGAATTAACTAATATTTTTAATTCAAATGTTGCTCGTTTATATTCTAAATTAAAATCTGATATCATAAATATTCAGCGTTCTAGAGTTCGTAATAAAAATACCATCCTAAATAATTTAATTATTCAATACAATAATGATATTTCATCATTAACTAAAAATTACAATTTATCTATACAAAATGTTAACTCTTTTAATCCTGAATTTATAATAGATAGCAACACAATTAATACAAAAAAAGCACTTCTAATTGGTATAAATTATATTAATACACCATATCAATTAAGTGGTTGTATTGACGATACCAATAGAATGAAAGATTTTTTAACGAAATATGGTTTTAAAGATTTTAAAATAATTACTGACTTAACCAGCGTTAAACCAACAAAAGTAAATATTTTAAATGAATTAAAAAACTTAATTTTAAACGCTAAGAGCGGAGATATTTTATTTTTTTATTATAGTGGTCACGGTTCATACAGTTTTGATACGAATTCTGATGAAACTGATAGACGAGATGAAACATTAATTAGTTCAGATTTACAATCAGTTCTTGACGATGAACTAAAAAATATTATAAAAACTAATTTAAAGAAAAATATCACAATAGTAGGACTATTTGATAGTTGCCATAGTGGTACTGTACTTGACCTAAAATACACTTATTTAGATAGTAATAATTATAATAATTACAGTGAAAATGATAAAGTTTCTGAATGTGATGGAAATGTTATTATGTTAAGCGGTTGTATGGATTCACAAACCAGTACCGAAGCATTCATTAATAATACAATTCAAGGCGCTCTAACTTGGTCTTTTATTCAATCTTTAAATTCTATTCCCAATTGTTCTTGGAGAGAATTATTACTTTCCATGAGAACATTATTAAAAAATAGTTCATTCACTCAAATACCGCAATTGTCAACTGATTCAATTTACGATATCAATTCAAAAGTTTTTATATAAATTTCTTATTTATGGAAATATAAATCCATCCGTTTTTAAAATATTTATCATATTTTCTTTAATAATCGGACCATTTATTATCTTAATTTTTTCAAAAATCATTATGTCATAATCTCTAACAGAATTATACTTTAAGTCAAACATGTCATATATTTTTATTAGTAAATCATAATTTGTAATTATATCCTTATTGTTTTCAATTATCCAATCATAAAAGTCTATCTCTATACCAGATTTTCTATATTTTTTAAATAATCTTAATATTTTTGTTAATATGTTTTTATTATTTTTATTGTCTTCTAAATTATAATCTGTTCCTGATAATACGCATATTTGACGAAGTTCTTTTTGAGAAATACCTAAATTATTTAAAATACCACCTAAATCATATATAACAACCGTATGATTTAATAAACTTATGTATCTAATTATATTTGGACAACCATATACAAACATATCCATATCTTCACTTAAACAACCCCACACTTTATTTTTTATCGCTAACATTGCGCATAATTCATCCGCTTCTCCTGGTGCGTCATAATATGTTGCACCATAAGATCTAATTAATTCTTTAATGTTTTCGACATCGGTTTTATTTATTGAAATAAATTTTGTTTTCAGCATATCCATACTATACATAATTTCTTGTTTTTCGTATTCATCTAAATTTTCATTTAACCTCTCTTTTAATAGATTAAATTCTTTTTCCGCTTCTGCTTTATCGTCTTTCCGCTTTTGAAGTAATTCTTTTTTTTCTATAGGCGGTTTACCATCGAAAACAAATATAGGAATTATGTTATAATGTTTAAAGATAGATAACATTAAATACATATTTTCAATCAAGGTATTGTCTGAAGCAAAACGATACATGTATATACTTATATCTACCGCTATTTTTTTACCGGAAATTTCAGAAAGATTACATAATCTAATAGAAGATGACGCATGTTCCTTTAAAAACTTATTTAAATATTTAATTCCCATTTTTGTATAATCTATATATGATATTTATTTAATATATATTTTTTACTCTCAATTTTAAATTAAATAATAATATTTACTGATTTTCTAACCTAACTCACATATACTCATACGTAAATTATGAAGAAGTTCATTATAAGTTTTTTTATTTTTTATGTATTTTTTTTGAATTTTTTTATAAAATAAAGTTGTTTCTTTTATTCCATTTATCATACTAGTTGATTTATAGTTCTTTTCAATAAATTTATAAAATTCTCTCTGATTTGTTAATGTCTTTTTGAATTGAAGTAGAGAGAAATTATGAGATTTACACCAATATAAAAAGTCCTGGTAATTATTTATTAATATTGTTTTTATTATGTAATATGATAATACATTTGAGTTTTCCTTGTATAAATTCTCTCTTAATATTCTACTTTTTTTTGTGTTCAAATATAAATCTTGATATGTTAATCCCATAAAATTAAGAGTTTTTACTAATTGAAAAAAACTATATGTTCTTTCAAAATTAATAAATATTTCTGAATTAGAGAGAAATTCGTTAATGTCTGCTTTATTTTTTAACGAAAAAAAACTACAAAACAAAGCATTTATGATTTCTGCCCAGAATTCAGTATACGCTTCATACAAATTTACATTTGAATTAACATTAAAGATATTTAATATAAATCTATGAACTTCTTCATTATTCATGTCTGAAAAATCTAAACCAAAATTATGAAAAGTTTCATGAATTAAAACTTTAAACCATTCTTCTTTTCTGAATATAACTATTTCAGAATTCCTCGGGCATGTTGTAGTAAAAGCTGTATTAACATTTGTTTCATCTAACACAAAAATATTGGATGGCGGTAAATTTTTTTTAAGTGAAGTAAAATATAAATATATACATAACGTATTTACACACTCTTTAGAAGAATAAATATTTAATATATATAACCACATAATTATGATATCAACATATTTATTATAAGTATCGATTTTTAATTCAATATTATCTTCTTCTGTTATAAAAAACACTTTTATTTCTCTATCGTAGAGAGAAAAAGTATAACATATTTCAGAAATAGACATTTCATCTATATGACTTCGTACTACTGTAGGAAAACTAAAATTATTAAAAGTTTTTGGTTTTGTTATTTGTATTGCGCTAAATATTTTTTTTGTTGTCACAGAGTAATAATTTGAATACCTTTTTAAATTTTGCAAGAAACTATAAGCTTCAATAATATCATTATACAATTGAATTAATATTTGTTTTGTCTTATTACTTTGTTTAACAATGTCTATATGTTCATTAATTGTAAACATATACATTAATTGTTTACTGCTATTTGATAACTTCATTTGTATTATATGTATAATTTATTATTTTTTTATTATTTTAATTTAATTTAATCAATATATATTATATGAATAAAACAACTAATAAGAAAACAAAACTTAACAAAACTAAGAGAAAATTATTAATTACTAATCCCGATTATTTTTATAAATATTTTAAAAACACGCATTACATACCTAAGTCAAGCATATTAATCTACATGAAAGATAATTATAAAAAATATAGTAGACTTAGAGAGAAAGAAGGAAAATATAGTTTAGGATTAGATGAATGTTTTAAATTTAAAGAACAAATACAAAAAGAAGGTAATAAATTAGATATAAAAACTTCTGCGTTAGGCAATATTAATAAAATGCCACTTCATAAATTTATATCATATATATTTTACGCTACAATGTCTAGTGCGTTCATTAAAGACAAAAAATTTACAACTAACGAAAAATTTAATGAAATATTAAAATATCAAATGGGTAAAGATTTAGAGAGACAAAAAACTTCTATTAATGATAAAATATATGATCAAGAATATTTTATGAAATTTAATAGTGAAAAATATTTAGTTGCTGATGATTTTTACGGAATATTAATAAACGTATTTTCAAAAGTAGATAGTGAAATAAATTACAATACTATTAATATTATTATGTTATTAATGTGTCAAAATGTATTTAATTTTATAGGAGATTTAATTACTATAAAAATTAATGACTTATTAAAACCCGAAAATAGTTCTATTTATCGAGCAAAAAAAACTTCTAAAATAACTATTTTAAAAAATAAACAAACTATGGATTTTGACTTTGAGTCCCAATTAATAATATCTAAAAATGGCAACTTAGACCCCGAATATCCATGTGGTACTTTATCATATATGTTTTCAGTAGATTTATTGAACAATACGTATAGTTTGCCAAAATTTAATTTGAGTTATGATTTAGATAAGTGTGGTCCTGAGGAACAAAATATGGATAATGGACAACAAAACGGAGAAGGAGAAGGAGAACAAAATAAAAAACCTTATTTAAATCCTGCATATGCCATTCCAGCAGGTATAGGATTAGCTGGGGTAGTCGCTACACCGTTTTTGTTAGGTGCGTTAGGTGGAAGTCAGAAAATAAAATCCAACAAAACTAAAAAATTAAGAAAAAAGAAAAATTATAGATATTAATTATATGGATAATACGATAATTATTATTTTAGGGATGATATTATTAGTTTTAATAATATTAAATCATTTATCAAAAGTAACAACCGAAACAAATAAACAAGCAACTTGTTCACAAACAAGATTCGGTTGTTGTCCAGATGGTGTAAACTCGAAAATAAATTATAACGGAACAAATTGCCCTAGTTATAAACCTGGACCGGGTTATCCAATTATTTCAAATATAAATCCACCACCCCCACCAGGACCAGGACCTAGACCACCTAAACCAGTTGGCGGTTGCGCTGGTACAAGATACGGTTGTTGTCCCAATAATAATACACCTAAAATAGATAATATCGGAAGTAATTGTTAAAATATTATATAATATAATATTATATAATATGGATAATTATTCAAAAAATACAAAACCCTCAATCATTGGACTTATTCAAAATATTATTAAAGCAAAAGAAACTAAAAGTAAGTATTCTATATTGTTAAATGATAAAACGATTGAAATAATTAATGAATTAATTAAAACAAATCCTACTTTATTGGGATATATCGAAAATTATATATCTGAAGTTATTAAGGATAACAAAATTAATTCAGAAGATATACCAACATTTATGGTTATTGTTCAAAAGACATACGAATCATTATATTCATTAAAAAAACTTAATTTTGATAAAATAATAAAAACTTTAGGTGACATTCTTAAGTTTATTATTGTTGTTTTAGTAGAAGAAAACATAATTAATATTGATGAAAGCAAAAGATCTGAATTTAAAATCCAAATGAATATTTTGATAGATTCATGTATTGAATTATTATCGTTTACTACAAATCTTGAAAAAAGTGGATGTTGTAAAAAATTATTCCCATGTTTTTATTAAATTATATTTATGTAAACAATATAAAGAATTAAGTAATTTATAATTTATAATTTATAATTTATAATTAGGTTTCATTTTTTCTTATTTTATCACGAATTATCATAAGTTCGTTATATAATTCTGCTTCTGACTTATTTACGTAATGGGTTAACTTGGCTTCATTTGTAGCCAATAATAATTTTTTTAGGTCTTCGTTTTGTGTAAATTTAGCGTACTGAGCAGCGTACATTTCTCTCTTTTGTCTATTTCCAACAAAGTCTGAATCAACAGAAACTTCAATTGGTCTCAATAATTCACCTTTTAATTTACCTGTTTTGCTTCCCGCTGCTTTTGCCATTGTTGGTTCTTTTGATAACTCTGTTCCAGAATCTAGAGAGAAACTTAAATAAAAATCGGGGAAGGATTTTTTAAATTTAGACCCCTGATAATAATGTTCTACTGACGCCCACTGATGATTGTCGAGTGAAAAAGGTTGAACCCAAAAATTTGATAATTTTTTACGCCACTGAGGTATTATGGCTAATTCGGAAAAATCTTTTATTCTATCAAGCGGAATTTTCTCTCCATTACCTTTTCCAGGAAGTGGTTTATCAGGCGACCTCGAATAAAATTGTAATACTATTTCATCATCATATAACCCTCTTAGTTTACTTTCAGATAAATCATCATATTCTACTTCTTTAATTGGCAACTTTGTTTCTCCTGCTTTAAATTTCAAAAAATCTGGTATAATAGCGAAAGGACCAGCATTTTTTTCCATACATTTTTCAGCAATCATTTTTTTTATGTCATATGGTATTTCAATAAATTTAAATATTAATTTTTTCTTATAACCAATAAGTTTATAATGATCTCCTGTATGCTCTATCATAATATAAAATTCGGGAGTAAATCTACCCTTTTTTTCTAATATTTCATCATTTAATTGACCACACTGTAAGACATTTTTTGTGTCACCTGCTTTGTAATTTTCGCTAGATAATATGATAAACTTTATATTCAATATTCGCTCTAATGTTGAAATTGCCCAAATATCTGCCCAAAAATCACACTTCTTAATTTTACTTTTAAACGCATCTAATGTTTCAATCCCTTTCATAAATTTATAATCTTTCAGCAATTGAGAGGTTACCTTTTTTTCTTCTACTAGTTTGTCATGTTCTATTTTTATTTTTTTGGCTTCGCTAGAAATTAACTTTTGTTCGTTTCGATCAATTACTTCAGAAAATTTTTGTTTTAATTGTAAATATTCATTCGCTAATTCTTTTATTTTAGCAGTATCTCTTATTAAACTTGCTGAATACATATCATATTGTTCTTTGTAATTTAAAAATACTGCTTCTGTTGCTTCCGATGATAATTTTTTACGGAGTTTATGTGTAGATGTTTGTTGTGCGATACTAGAAAAAGCATCCCTAATTGTTGCAAATAAACAATCACCCCCTCCTTCATTATCATTAATTGTGTAATAATTATTCTTCATTAGTTTTTCAATCCAGGTATCTTTTGGTGATTCATGATATTTTTCTTTTATATCTTTCGCTAGTTTTTTTGTTTCCTCTTTAAGTAAAGGTGGTAACGGCACTCCTTTTGTCTCAATAAATATGTCTTTTCTCTCTTCAGGTATTTCATAATATTCAATGTAATCTACTTCTTCTTTTTCTTCATCTTCTTCATCTTCTTCATCTTTTTCCTGTTTTGGTTCCTTTTCTCGTTTTAAAGGAACTTCTGGTTTTAATCTTATTTTATTTAAAAATTCTTTCGTAACAAAAGCGTATATTAAAGGTTCTTCCATTTTTTCTACATCAAGATTATTATTATCATCCAAATAAGACAAATAATCTGACGCTTTTATTTCATACACACCTATTTGGATTACTTTATTATTATATTTAACTAAATAAATAGGAAAATACATTATATTTTTATCTTCAAATGTATTTTTACCATTACCAATTGCTATTATAACATCAATATCTTTTATTTCTAACTGATATAAATTGGCTTCTAATTTTAAATCATTTGAGTCAACGCTTTTGAGTTCTGGATAACTTACACCACTATCTAATTTTGATAATACCATTTATAATTTATCATAATATTTTATATTTAATATAAATTAAACATAAAAAAATAAAATATTAAGACCATAATATAAATTTTTTCATAAACTTATCTTTTTTTAGTTCATTTATATAAAACCATAATTTCCGCCTTTTTGAAACAATAATAGAATTAATTTCACGTGATTCAAAATAAACTAAAAATTGTATTATTTCATATTTATTGAATTTATTAATTTTTAATTCTTTTGAAATGCCATAATAATCACAAATTAATAACAGTTCTTTAAGTGTATAATTTAATTTATAATCTATAAATAGCGCAACACTCAAATCATCGTTTTGGATGTCATTGTCATTAATTTTATTAATTTTATTAATTTCATCTATTAAATCTTGAATATTTATTTTATTATTATCACATTCAGACTCTTCAATTAAATAAGATATATTTGAATTATTTTCATTTTTTAACATTATTTATATAAATATTTAGATTTATTTATATTTATTACCTACTAATATACATATATATTAATTACATATCAATTAAATCCATAAATTTAAACAACGCTTTATTAGTTAAACTTTTAAAATCTTTAATTTTACTCTTAGCAATAAATTCGATCATCCCATTTATAGTTAATCCGTTTATCATTTCATATTTTCCTCCTTCATCATGAAGATATAATTCTTTTTTGTATAAAATAGCGATTGTTTCTGTTAATTCTTCAACCTCGTTTTTCTTATTTTCAATTGAAATAAATTCAAATACTTGATGTAATAAAGTTCTAGTAATTTTCATAATTTCAGTATCAGGAATTATTCCATTATTCATCAAATTTAAATAAAACGTAGCTATTGATTTTCTTTTTTCATTCATCTTATTTACATTACAGAACTTATCATAATCTACTTTTGGATCAACATATTCAATATTATTAAATAAATCAATAAATTTGTCAAAATTAATTTGAAAAACACCCCTTATCATTACATATTTTGAGTATAATTCTGAATATAGTTCAGCGTAATTTTTTGAATAAAATCTATTTGTTGAAGCTATATCAAATATAATGGAACTTAGTTGAAGCATATTTTCTTGAGAGTTATTTTCTAGTATAATTTTTTCAATAATATCAATAATTTTATTACGGATATCTATATAATTTTTATCAGTTAATTTATTTATATTTACTCTAATGGAATCTATATAGTTTTCAAATTGCGATTTTTCCTCTATTTTTGTTGGTTGAAAATTACGTATTGCTTCCCAATCATCATCACCTATTATTTCTTGCGCTTTACCCCGTTTTTTTCTGGGTTCCTTTATTGCGCTTTGTTCAGATTTTAAAATATTTTCCCTTTTTTGAAAAACAGGTGTACGAACGTAATCTGGTGAACCTACTTGTATCGCTAACTTGGATATCATTTCTATTGTTTCTTCTGGCAACTTATAATCGAATCCATTAAATATAATAGAATCTACTTCTTCTAGTGTGTACCTCATATTAATTGTCGCCATTAATTTGTATAATATAACATATATTTAAATTTTTATATCAATTTTTTATAAATATTATAATATTTAGAAATACACTTAAATAGATATATCAATAATATATTATAACATGTCAGCATATTTTGATAACAACGAAACTGATAATTACAGTGAGGAAAATTTTGATTCTTCATATGAAATTGAAAATTGGGAACAACTTGATTTAGAAGTTAATTTGTTGAGAGGTATATTTGCTTATGGATTTGAAAAACCTAGTCCAATACAACAAAAAGCAATCAAACCGATTATGATGGGCAAGGATATTGTTGCGCAGGCGCAATCTGGAACTGGAAAAACTGCCACTTTTACTATAGGTGCTCTAGCCAACATTGACCTTTTAAATAATAGCACACAAGTTTTAGTTTTATCCCCAACAAAAGAACTAACAATTCAAACAGCAAAAGTATTTGAAAGTTTAGGAAGTATGATGGATGGGTTAAGAATACAAACATTTTATGGCGGTTCGGCTATTGAAGAAAATAGTGGTTTTCAAAATAAAAATCTTCCTCATGTTATTTGTGGATGTCCTGGACGAGTTTATGATATGATGCGTAGAGAAAAAATCGCGTCACAAAAAATTAAACTTGTTATCCTTGATGAAGCGGATGAAATGTTATCGGATGGATTTAAGGAACAAGTATATAATATATTCCAATATTTTAATACTAACATTCAAGTTGCTTTATTTAGCGCTACACTACCTAATAGCATGTATGGTATCATTAATAAAATTATGAGAAATCCAATCAAAATTAGTGTTAAACGTGATATGTTAACACTTGAAGGTATTCAACAATTTTTCGTTGCCGTTGATGACGATAGACAAAAATATTTAACATTAAAAGATTTATTCTCTTTTTTATCTGTGTCTCAATGTATTATATATTGTAATAGCGTAAAGCGGGTTCAAGATTTATATGAAGCAATGAGAGAAGACGAATTTCCCGTATGTAGAATTCATAGTAATATGGATAAATCAGAGAGATTTTCATCTTTTAATGAGTTTAAACTTGGTAAGTCGCGTGTGTTAATTTCTTCAAATGTTACTGCTCGCGGAATTGATATTCAACAAGTTAGTATCGTTATTAATTTTGATTTACCTAAATGTGTTAATACATATTTACATAGAATAGGGCGAAGTGGACGTTGGGGTAGAAAAGGTGCAGGAATTAATTTTATTACTAGGCGCGATATAATTAAATTAAGAGAAATAGAATCGCACTATTCTACTCAAATTAAAGAACTTCCTAGTGATATTAGTTTTTTGTCTACACTTTAATTCGTAAAATAAGTTCATTATATTTCTTTTAAAAATAATATAATGAATAACGAAGAAGATAATATTGTAAAAAATATTAATGAGTATTTCAAAATACCTATTTATTATAATGATGAAAAAATAGAATTAAAAAAAAATATTATTGATGATTTAGAATTAATTAATTGCGTTGATCAATCTTCTAATCCTATTTATACATATTCTTTCAATAATGATAACGATATTTCGTGCCAAATAAATAGACAAATTGCCAAATATTATACGACTGATGTTAATTTTTTAAAAGATAATCAAAAACTTTTGAAAGAGTATCAACCATTTACAATAGGAATTAAAGCACCGCTACCTTCGGTTAAAGCAACGCTACCTTCGGTTAAAGCAACGCTACCTTCGGTTAAAGCAACGCTACCTTCGGTTAAAGCAACGCTACCTTCGGTTAAAGCAACGCTACCTTCGGTTAAATATACTGAACATTCGTCTAATTATAAAAATATTATTGATATATGGAACGAATTAAAAATACAAACTGGTTTTAAAGAAAAATATTATTATGTTGATTGGGAAATGATTGATTTTTTGAATAGGTCTGAATTATTTTTACAAATTATGAGTATTTATAATCTTTGTTCTCCAATTTTCTCTCTATTAATTCCTATAATAATATTAATTATTCCATTTTTTATTTTAAAAATGAAAGGTATATCTATCACAATAACAGACTATATTGATGTTCTTAAAGTCGTTGCACAAACTAACGCTATTGGTAAATTATTTACAGTAGATTTTTCACAAATATCAGTACAAGAAAAACTTTATGTATTTATATCAGCTGCTTTTTATTTATTTTCTATCTATCAAAATATAATGGTCTGTATTAGATTTAACAATAACATGAAGTTAATACACGAACATTTTAAAGAAATAATTGTATATTTGGACAGCACCATACTTTCAATGAAAAATTATTTATCTTTTTCAAACGACTTACTTTCGCAACGTGAGTTTAATGAAAATTTAAAAATTAAAATTAATACATTATCTTCTATTAATGAAAAACTTAAATCAATCTCCGAATACAATATATTTAATATTAATAAGGTTAATGAAATTGGTCATGTATTAAAATACTTTTATGAATTACATAGTAATTCTGAATATAATGAAGCCTTCTTTTATTCTTTAGGTTTTAATGGTTATATTGATTGTCTGGAAGGTTTACAAAATAATATTAGAGAGAAAAAAATAAATTTTTCTATATTCATTAAAAATATTAATAAAAATATATTTAAAAACAGTTACTACGCTTGTTTAAGAGATAACAACCCAATTAAAAATACAATTAAATTCAACAAAAATATAATAATTACAGGACCTAACGCTTCAGGTAAAACGACCATTTTAAAATCCACATTAATTAATATTATACTAACACAGCAATTCGGTTGCGGATTCTATGAGCGCGCTAAATTTGCTCCATTTAAACATATACATTGCTATTTAAATATACCCGACACATCAGGTCGAGATAGTTTATTTCAAGCAGAAGCAAGAAGATGTAAAGAAATATTAGATATTATTAGCGCTAATAAAAACGAGACACATTTTTGTGCGTTCGATGAATTATATTCTGGAACTAATCCAGATGAAGCCGAAACGAGCGCTACATCATTTATGCTATATTTACAAAAATATAAAAATGTTATAAGTTTTTTAACGACACATTTTATTAAAGTTTGTAAAAAATTAGACAATGTGGAAAGTATTTTAAATTCTAAAATGGTAACAAAATTAACTGATAACAAATTGATATACACGTATAAAATAGAAAAAGGAATTTCCGAAGTTAAAGGAGGAATTAATGTTTTGACTGAAATGAATTATCCGAGAGAAATTATTGAAAATACAATAAATTTTACTAAAGTTAAATAAATTCGTTAGTTAGTAAATTCGTTAGTTAATAAATTTATTTATATAATTCTTTTGTAATAAATGACTTCATTAACTGATTTATTTAATCCTACATTTTTTATACTTTTAGCGATAATTTTACTTGTTGCTGGTATCGTAGTATTTTATTTCGAAAATCAATTGAGAGCACAAAATCATAAAATCGTATCTATGTTTAGTATAATATCGACTTTAGCCGAAGATTTAAATAATGTTAAATCAGGTTTAAATACATTAATATTAACAGGAGGCAATAGCAATAACTCAAATAACGCAACTATTTTTCAAGAAACTTTAGGAAAAGGTAATGGAATGAATTTGGGATTGATTGAAGTATCAGATGATGAACAAAGCGAACCTGATAGTGATTCTGATAGTGATTCTGAGAGAGAATCTGAGAGTTTAACTGATAACGAACGAGAAAGTGATTATGAAAATGAAGAGAATTCAGAACTAAATAATGAAATTATTCATGAAATTAGCGATAAAAATTATGTTAATACAACTGAAAACCAAAATAATATTAAAATATTAAAATTAAATATTCATGATGAAAATGACATGAACGATAAAGATATAGATAATTTTGATTTTAATGATGACTTAAATGATGACTTAAATGACTTAAATGACTTAAATGACTTAAATGACTTAAATGAGTTAAATGAGTTAAATGAGTTAAATGAGTTAAATGATTTTTCAGAAGATGAATTACCTGATATTACAAATGACTACGCTGAAGAAATATTATCTTTACAATATAATGTAAATAAACAAAATGATGAAAATAAACAAAAAGAAGGGACATTTTTAGAAAAAAATGAAAATACTACTTTTGCTCCTAATGAACTTAAAACTATATCTATTAATTTAGGTGAAGAAACACACACCGAATATAAAAAATTATCATTGCAAAAACTTCGCACTTTAGTTGTAGAAAAGGGATTAACAATAGATTCTTCTAAACTTAAAAAAAACGATTTACTTAAAATGCTCGGAATAGAATAATACTTTAATCACAAAAATAATTACAAAATTTTATTTCAAAAATATTATAATTATTAATTATATAAATGTCTTGGGCAACTTGTTATAGTGGATCTAATAATATAGACTTTAATTTTCCACCAATTATGGCAGATGGAAGAAATTACGCTTCTTGGCAACCTGACGCGGTCACTAATGAAAGAATACAAAGACAACAAGGGATTCAGTCTAATTGGGAATATCGTAAATATTTACAAAACAATGGAATACAAATAATGAATTTTAACAGCATGGAAGCTTGTTATGATTTGGGATTAGACCCTCATGTCAAATCTGACCGCACACCTTCTGATAATGTTCCCTATAGATTTAATGGCGTATTCGATACAAGCAAACCTGGTTTCGGTTATAATAATTCGGACCTTAAAAATCCTTATTTGTCGAGAGAACAATTAAACGCTAGATTAGTCTCACCCTCCATAAATCCATCTAATTATACAAATTTACCTGGTGTCAATATATAATATTATAAAAACTATTTAGTAATTTGTTTTTATAATTTATTATTATATGAAAATACTATCAATTGATGTTGGTATAAAAAATTTAGCGTTTTGTCTTTTTGAAAAAGAAACAGATTCTGATAATTTTAAGGTCTTAAAATGGGATACTATTAATATATCAGAAAATAATGAAACTCCAAAATGTATGTTTCTTGATAAAAATATTCTTTGTAATAAAGAAGCCAAATTTAAAAAAGACGATAAATGCTTTTGTTTGAAACATTCAAAAAAGCAACAATACCAAATTCCAACATCTGAACACACATCTGCTTTCATAAATAAACAAAAAATATCTAATTTATATGAAATCGCTGATGGTTATAACATTAAATATGAACCTAAAATTAAAAAAGCAGAATTAATAAATTTAGTAAACCAATTCATTAATAATAATTATTTTGAATCTATTGTCAGTAAAAAAGCAACTGATGTCGACCTATTTAATATTGGAGTTAACATTAAAAACAAATTTAATAAATTATTTGAAAACGAAGGCAAAATTGCTTATGTGATTATCGAAAATCAAATAAGTCCAATTGCAACCAGAATGAAAACTATTCAGGGTATGATTGTACAATATTTCATTATGACAAATCTCAATGTAGAACATATTGAATTCATATCAGCTTCAAATAAACTTAAAGATTGTGACATTAAAGATAAAACCAAATACAGTGACAGAAAAAAATTAGCTATAACAAAGTGTCAAGAATTATTAATATCAGATTTTAGGTTCAATGAGCATCTAGATTATTTTAATAGTCATAAGAAAAAAGATGACTTATCTGATTCTTTTTTACAAGGAATGTGGTTTATTAATAATAAAAAATTATAATACACTCATTTCATGAATCGGTAAATTTATATATTTATTTAATTTAATTTATATTTTAAATAAATATTTAATAATTCGTATTACTTAAAATTAAATGTTCTATTTAATGAATAGATACTATGAGTGATATAATGGATATTACTGAACTCGATTTTAATAACGATAACTTTAGCGTTAATAAATTTGGAAAATCTACTAATTTCGGTGGAGGTCTTGAATTACTTATGAATGATAATGTTAAGGATAATGGAAAACCTACGAGTGACATTGATTTAGAAGATTTAAATAATTTAGAAAATGAATTAAATGATCTTGTCGAAGAAATACCATCTAATAGTTACAAACCTAAATCAGACTTTTTTAATAAACCGAGTGTTTCCTTTGAAGATGAACCAACCATTAATTTAAGTGGACTAAATGATAACAATAATTTAGGACAATCCACATCACAAACTGAAAATGACACCAAAACCTGGGATGGATACGGTAAATTTAATAATATACCATTAAATCCTGACCGTAATGCTCCTCTTGAACCCAGAATGTCTAAAGAGGAGATGCTCCGAGAAAAGTTTAAATATTTAAGAAAACTTGAAGCACTTGAAAAAAAAGGTGTTGAATTATCCAAAAAATATACCATGGATTCTTCTCTTCAAGAAATGCAGGGCGAATATGAAACTATTATGGAAGAAAAATCTAAGCAAAATTCCATTAAATTTCAAGGTAATATGTTAATGGCAGTCATTAATGGTATTGAATTCTTAAATGGTAAATTTGACCCTTTTGATATTAAATTAGACGGATGGAGTGAACAAATTCAAGAAAATATTACTGATTATGATGACATATTTTCAGAATTACATGACAAATATAAGAGTAAAGCATCTATGGCACCCGAACTTAAACTTCTATTTCAACTCGGTGGTAGCGCTATGATGGTACATATGACTAACACTATGTTTAAATCTGCTATGCCTGGAATGGATGATATATTAAGACAAAATCCTGATCTAATGCGCTCTTTCCAAAACGCTGCCGTTAACTCTATGGCGCAAACAAATCCTGGTTTCTCTGGTTTTATGACTAATTTAATGAATCCAGAAATACCCGTTAATAAAGGAATGGGACCACCACCTCCACTCGCTACTCAAGGTCCTAACGCTATTCCTCCACCAGTCGGAAGACCTGGTAATAATTCATATATGAATTCTAGACCCGACTTGAATTTTAGTAGAAGTAATTTTGTAGATGATGGAATTAGTTTGAGAGAGAATTTTGAAAGACCTGATTTACAGGATAGAACAAGCAAAAGGCCTAGCAATGTTACATCTCGTCCTGAAATGAAAGGACCTAGCGATATTTCCGATATTCTCTCTGGTCTTAAAACTAAAACTATAAATATTCAAGAACCTACATTACAAAATCAAAACAACGATAGCAGTACAATAAGCATTAGCGACTTAAAAGATTTACAAGGCGATGTTAATATGCCTAAGAAGAGTGGACGAAGAAAAAAATCGGCTAATAATACAGTTAGTTTAGACATTTAGATATCTAGGAACTATAATATAACCTCCCGGTTCGTAAACACTGTTATATCCAAATATTTCAGGTTGATATATTCTTTTTCGTGACCTTAACGGTTTGTGATATCCTAAGTAAATGGGATTATTCGAATACTCTTCTATTATTGTTTTATTACAATTTGAGTAATAAATTAAAATCCCTATTGCTATTAGTAAAACGACCCAATATAAATCTTTCATCATATATATTTATAATATATTTTTCGATATATTATAAAATTTTATTTATAATATCTTTATTTCCCCACCCCAATAAATATTCTTTAATTTATAATTTAATATATATTTATCAAATACTTTCGGTGTCCATCTACAAATTGGAATTATAGTATGACGTCTTGAACTATATTCTATATTTTTACTAATTTTATATTTCCAATCATGTTCTGCTTGTTTAAGTGAATAATATTTTATACAATTGAAACCTATTATCGCCAAGTTATTTTCAGACTTATGATTTTCACAACACAAATAAACTCTATTATACCAATTTGATGGGTCATTAATATATTTGTTAAACATATTTATAATTGCTACTTCTACCGGAGTAAGCATGATATATTTAATAAATTAACGTATCTTTAAATTAATTTTATTCTACAGTTACAACCTTTGCCAAATTTTTGGGTTTATCCGGATTATAACCGTTTTTTATAGAGAGATTAAAAGCAAGTAATTGAATAGGTATTATTCCTAATAATGAAGAATATGTTTTATTTTCAGGAACCAAAATAACTTCTGTTTTTATATTTTCACACATCAACTGATTATTTGTAATCGTTAAAATAGGAGCATTTCTAGATAAAATCTCTTGATAACAATTTAGTGTTTTTGTATAATGATTCTGATCTAAATTTAATAATATTACGGGAAAGTTTTCATCTAACAAAGCAAAAGGTCCATGTTTTAAAGAACCTGATGAGTAACCTTCTGAATGTATATAAGATATTTCTTTTATTTTTAATGCCCCTTCTTTCGCTATATATTCATCTGTTCCTTTACCTAGTACAAACATATTGTTATAATCCATTTTTTGACTTAATTTATATATAATATCACTACACATATCTAAGGTCATTTTTATATCATTCGATAAATTATGTAAATCTTTTATACATTTTTCTCTCTTTTTTGGATTAATATTATGTAATCCAGCGAACCAAATTGCGCACATAGATAAACAAACTACTTGACTTGTAAACGCTTTAGTAGACGCTACTCCAACTTCTTTTCCTGCGTTACAATAAATACCACAATCAACTTCTCTCGCAATTAAAGAATCAACTACATTTATAACACCGATTATTGTTATATTATTATTTTTGGCTATATCTATACATCTATGTAAGTCTTTTGTTTCACCTGATTGTGATATTAATATAAACGCCGTATTACCCATTTTCGGTATATCATATTCATTTAAATCAGCGCCATCAAATACTTGAACTGTATTAAAATTACACAACATCTTAAAAAAATACATTCCATATAATCCTGCAAAATAAGACGTTCCGCAACCTAAAATAATTAAATTTTGTATGTTTTTTAAAGTTTCTGTTGACTGTTCTAGTCCTCCTAATTTAACTTCTAACTTATTTTTTATTCTGCCACCTTTATTAATTGAATTTAATACTACATCTGGTTGCTCATATATTTCTTTAATTGTCCAATAATCATAAGGATATGGTGTTAATTCGGATTTTAAAAATTTAATATTTTTTTTACTATATATATGATTTGTTTTTACTTCTATTTTGTCAATCTTTCGTGTAATTACACATATATCGTCATTTTGTAATGTTATATAATTACTTACCATTTCACAAAATCCACTTTGTTCAGATGTTATTATTACCCTATCTTCATTTTGACCAACTAATAACGGTGAACCATTACGAACACAATATAGGACATCCGGTTCATATGTACTCTGAATAATTAAACCATATGTTCCTCTAAGCGTCTCTATTGTTTTTTTGATTGACTCAAAAATATTACGTAAAGTATTATAATAGTATTCAATTAAATTCACAATCACCTCTGTATCAGTTTGTGATACAAAAGTAAAACCTTTCTCTATTAGTATAATTTTTAATTCATTATAATTTTCTATTATACCATTATGAACTAAAGCAAAATTTCCTGAATTAGATAAATGAGGATGTGCGTTTATATCATTTTTTATACCATGTGTTGCCCATCTATTATGACCAAAACCTATATGTAATTTATTATTTGTTAAATTTAAAGCAATTAACTTATCTAAAGCAGATAATTTATTTGTTGAAGCGTATTTATATATTTTAAAACCATCGTCCATCACACATAATCCTGCTGAATCATAACCCCTATTTTGTAACTGAACTAGACCATTTAATATTAATTTAAACAAATTATCTGATTGTGTTAAAACAATACCAAATATACCACACATTTATTTAATTAGTATATATTTTTATATGTATTTTTTCCCATAATTACATTACATTATATAATTCACTAATTTGTGATAACAACCAGATGTTCCTATAATATAATTATCGTTTGTTTTTGTTTCAAAATATTTATCAAAACCGTCTCTTTTTCTTAAAATAAATTTACTACATAATTCTATATGTGTCGAATTATTAAATTTATATTCTAATATATAACCTATCGGTATATTTAATCTATAATTTATTAATTTCAATAAAATTTTATCGTTTCCAACTTTCATTGGTTTTGGAATTTTCATAATTAAATTATATCTATTATCGTTTTTGTTTATTTTATCCATATATTTACCATGTCTAAAAGTTATAACATTCGTATAATTTATTATATATTGAATTAATTCATCTGGTAAGTTTTTGAATTTTGATATTAATTCTCTATTCATTATAGGTTTATTTATTGTTTATATTGTTTATATTATTTATATTGTTTATATTATTTATATTGTTTATATTGTTTATATTGTTTATATTGTTTATATTGTTTATATTGTTTATATTGTTTATATTGTTTAATTTATAAATATTTTATAAATAATTTAAACCTAATATTTAATTGTATATTATATATATGAAATATACTACTCTCTTCTTAATAATCACAACACCTCTGTTTTCTTCGACATTAATTTGTCCCGATACATCTACCTCAAATGGACGCAGTGATTGCGGATATTTAGGTATAACTCAAAATGAATGTATTAATAAAGGTTGTTGTTGGCAACCTACTAATGATCATTCAGCGTATTGTACTTATCCTAACCAACAAAATAACAATAATTATTATTCTCCTTATTTAAATGACCCAATACTACCATTTACACAAACCGAAATTAACATATTTTTTAATTATTTTTTAACAAACATAGATATCAATTCAACCGGTTCTGTTGCGGCTGCTCCTGATTTACACACACCAGGTGGTTCTTATTTTTACCATTGGGCAAGAGATGGCGCTTTAACTATGAATACATTACAATCTTTCACAAATAAATCATTCTCTCAAAAATATACTGATGATTATTTAAAATGGATACAATTGGTTCAAGGCAAAAAAGACCCTAATGGTATTGATATTAGAGTAGAACCTAAATATGAAATACCCACTGGCAACGCTTACACTGGAGGTTGGTGTAGACCACAAAATGATGGACCTGGATTACAAGCAATTACTTTAATCAATACAATTAACGATATTACTAAATCTTGGTCTAATATTAAATATAACTTAGACTATATTGTAACCGGATATAATTCTAATACATGCGATTTATGGGAAGAAATTGTTAATCCTGATTTCTTTTGGAACAGAGTCACCATGGCTAAGGCATTATCATTAGGTTCTAAATTAGCCAGTTCACTCGGTTATAATAATGACGCAAAAACATGGGCAGATACTGCTAACTTAATTAAATCTAATATCTATTCAACACATTGGAACGGATTTTATTTTTATGAGTCAAATAATAGACCTGTTGACGGCGCCGTAATTGTTGGACTTAATGACGGTTATGACGAATTCGATAATTTTTTGGACCCATTGTCTTACGAAGTCGCGTCTACTGTTTATTACTATAATCAAGTATTTAGCGCTGAATATGCAATTAATTCAAGAGACAAAAATTTCTACGGTATCCTATATGGACGTTATCCCGGCGATATTTACGCTGGCGGCAATCCTTGGATATTAACAACTGCTGCGTTATCTTCTCTAATGTATAGAATATCCAATAAACTTAATTCTGGTAATAAACTCACACAAAATACTTTATCGATGTGGTCAAAAGCGTTAAACGTTCAATCTATTCCAAATAATCAAGTTTACTTTTTTAAGGCGCAAGGAGATGGATTGTTGCTAAGAATTAGACATTATATTGAATCTTATGATTTTCATATGTATGAACAAATAGATAAAAACACTGGACAACAAATTTCAGCGTATGATTTAACTTGGTCTTACGCTGAAGTTTTAAATGCTCTTAAATTGAGAGACTCATAAGAAAAAAACAACACGTTGATATACAATTCATACACGTTAGACATGAATCACACCTTCTATTAGAACTTGAATCATCCAATAATTTTTTGTTGGGAGTTTCTATTTTTTTATCTGCCATTTTATTATAACATAATTCAGACTCACTAATCGGTTTTATATTCTCTCTTTCCATATTATAATAAAAATAAAATTATATTTATTATTATTATTATTATTATTATTTAGGTTAATTCAATATAAATATTATTATTAATATTATTTAATGAACAAAAATAATAAACCCAATTTTTCTATGACAAAATGTACAAAAACTGGAATTAAAATTAAAGATACTGGTAACGGTTATAGATGCGACCCTTTCGCTAATGTTGACCCATTTAAAGGTATTCAAAAAGAAGAAGAGAGAATTAACATGAATTACGATAACAGAACGTATGAAGCACTCGACCTAAATATAGAAAATTATTCTAGAGAAGAACTATATAAATTGTTCGGTTTTAAATTAAACGCTAGTCTTACTGAAGAAAATATGAAAGACGCTAAAAAAGTTGTCCTTAAAACACATCCTGATAAATCACGTTTAGATAATAAGTATTTTATATTTTTTAGTAAAGCGTATAAACGCCTATATGAAATATATGAATTTCAAAATAAATCTAGTGTAAAGAAAAACACAGTAAACAATGAATATTATGATAATAATAACGTTGACATATTAGATAATTTGTTCACAAAACAAAAAAACTTAAAAGAGAGTAATAACTTTAACAAATGGTTTAATGAACAATTTGATAAACATAAATTAGAAGACCCTAATGAAACTGGTTATGGTAACTGGTTAAAATCAGATGATGATATTGTATTTACACCGCAAAATATCAATAAAGATTCTATGGCGAGAGAAATAGAAAAAAGAAAAAAAGAAGTTCAGACACTTACACCATACAAAGGAATAGGTGACTCTTTTTCGTCTTCTTCTGTCGGCGGTACTTCCTTAATGGTTTATGACAGTAATTTTTCTTCTGGTTCTCTCTTCAGTAATGAAGGCATAGGTTATACTGATTTACGTCAAGCGTACGCTGAATCTGTTATACCTGTTACTGAAGATGATTTTCATAAAAAACAACAATTTAGGAGTGTTGATGAATATAAACGTCATAGAGATTTAAGTGATACAAAACCATTAAGCAAAGAAGAAGCTATGAGACAACTATTATATCAAGAAAAAAATAAAGATCAGGAATCAGCGGCGTTAGCGTTCTATTATGCACAACAATCCGAAAAAGTTAAGAAAAATCAGGAAAACTTCTGGTCTAGTCTTAAACAAATTACGCATTAAGTGATTGTTAGTTGTAGTAAATTTTTCATTATAATTTCTAGTTCAAATAACTGTTGTTTATTATTTACACCCATTACTTCATATGAATCACTATAACCAATTTCATATATTTCAATATCTTGTTTTTCTTCATCTTTTATTATTTTTATGACATCTGTTAAATAATATTCTCCTTTAGCGTTATCATTTTTTATTGACGGTAACCATTTTATTAAGCATTCCGTATTTATACAATAAATACCACAATTTACTTTTTTTACTCCTAATTCAATCGGGTCACAATCATTATGTTCAACTATTTTTTCAAATTTATTATTTTTAATTACTATTCTACCATAACCTTCTGGATTTATCATTTCCATAGCAACTATTCGCGCTAGTAAAACATTTTCCGTAAGTTTTATTATTGAATTTATAGAAAAGAATGGAACATCCCCAGAGAGAATTAACGTATTTGTATCAGGATATTTTATTAATTCATCTATACAGCAATTTACTGCGTGACCTGTTCCTAATGGTTCCGGTTGATTTACATAAATAATTGACGATAAATTTATATATTTTTCTATTTCTTTTTGTATATTCTCTCTATATTTTCCTACAACAATTAAAATTTTTTTTACATGTATCAGTTTATTCAAATTTATTAAATTTTTTAGTATATAAATAATCATAGGTATTCCATTTATTTTATGAAGGACTTTTGGAATATCAGATTCCATTCGTGTACCTAATCCACCTGCCAGTATTACTGCGACTATACTTTTTTCCATAGTGTATTATTATACTATGGAAAAAAATGTTTAATATAGTTATAATATAAAATGAGTAAAAAATTTGATAATGGATTATTTATATTTAGACGTGACTTAAGAATTGTTGATAATAACGGTTTAAATTATCTCTCTGAAATATGTAATAATATATATACGATTTTTATTTTTACTCCTGAACAAGTTGGGACTGGAAATCAATATAAATCAGATAATTCGGTTCAATTTATGATTGAATCATTAGAAGATTTAGCGAATACTATTAAAAAGGAAGGAGGTGAACTTAAAACTTTTTACGGACATAATGACAAGGTTATTGCCGATTGTATTAAATCATGGAATATCAATATTGTTGCGTTTAATTTAGATATTACTCCTTACTCTAGAGAGAGAGACCAAAGTATAATTAAAATGTGTGAAAAATTACAAGTCTATGTAACTTACGCTTATGATTATTATTTGACTGAACCTGGTTCTGTTTTAAATGGGTCTGGAGAACCTTA